TCCTGGCCAGCGGCGTTTCGGCCGACTCCCTCAACGAACACGGACGCGGTGTTGATGGTGTCCATGTTCTTCACGGTTAGTTGCCAGGTCCCGCGAATCGGATGCCGAACATAGTGGATCTTGTCCGCGCCGAGCTTCGGGCCAAACTCGGGCGCATAGAGCACCAGGTCAAGAACCGTGTTCGGCCCGACGACGGTTCCAAGGCTCGCATAATCCGCTAGGAACCACGTCTTCACAAAGCCGTCAGGACTGGTCAAGTTTACAAAGGCGTTGACCGGGGTGCCGGCTACCTGGACGTTGATCAGGACCTGCGCGCCCATGTCGGATACATAGGAATCGTCTGTGACATTCGCGTCGATTGTGACGCCAGTTCCCACGGCAACCGCAGACGGAAACGCGTAGGTATGAGCTGTCTTCTGCGCTGCCCGGTTCGGCTCAAGTACCTGGATGGTTGCAGGGTCGGCATACTTCAGATAGGGCTGCAGGACCGTCTGAATGCCAGAGATCGAAAGCGGTTGCCCTTCGCGGAACCTGCCGACGATCTGCGCCTGCCGCTGCGCGTCGGTGCCAAACTGAGCCGTATTCGTGAAGTGCAGACCCAGCGCGACTTCGAAGTCTTCGAGCTTCTCAATGGCCGCCGCCGGGTTGCGCTCGCGGCGCAGGGCGTCGATGCGCGCAACGAGGGCCTGATTGAAGCCCTGCGCTACGGCGTACCACTCTTCGTAGAAGTCCGGGTCGAGCGGATTCGGATCGAAGTCCCAGCAGTTTTCAATGATGCCCGGGGCAAGGCCCTGCATCATGAAATTTAGAAGTTCTTCGTCGGTCATGGACCCGTGACAACAATCTGGATAGCGCGCAGCACTTCGGGGGCTTGGCCGGGCGTTCCATCGAGCGCCCGTACGTCCTTATTCGTCCTTACGCCGAGGGGCCCGATCTGAATGGTCGTATCAAAGGCGGGCGTATTGCCGGTGCTTTTGATCATTGGCGTACCGTCAAGGTCGACGGTGTTGATTATTACGTCCTTGATTGCGTCGATTCTCGCCGTGTCATCCCAATAATAAGCAGGGTCAGCATAGCCAGATTGCCGCGATGGTCCAAGGATGCCCATATATTCCGATACGCGCTGGGCTGCGGACTTTTGAATCGGTCCAACCTCGGGATCTAGCTGATTTATTGCAATCGGCCCACCTGGGTAGATCAGGTCTCCAATCGTAGGCGCAACCCACCCGGCCGGCAGCGTTCCGAGGGTCAGATTAGTTGCAGGGCCAGCGATAACCGAATAAGCAGTGACAGCGACCTGCAGGCAAACGACCGGACCGTTCGTCGAGGCCACAATGATGCGCGGCTGCCGACCGGCGGTGATTGCCGCGGCCAGCGTTGGCAGGGAAACCGTGATGTCGCCAGCGATTCGAAGTACCGCAGGCGTGCCTGGCGTGTAGGCAGTGACAGCCGAGCCGGTGCCCAGGAGGCTGCCGGTCTGCCAGTCCCAGGCGTACTTGTCGAGCGAATTATAGGCCAGCGAGAATATGTACAGCTCGCGCCCGGCGGGGAAGTAGGGCACGAGCACGTTATCCTGGCTACACACCGGGCGGTTTGCCTCGAGCGCGGCCACGGCATCGGCCTGGGTCTGCGCGCCCGGGATGCGGCCCGCTGCGTCCTGGCTGTCTGTCGCAATAACCACGTCCACCGTGCCGGTGCCGCTGCGCCGCGCATACACGTAGACCTGCTTGACTGCCTGGACGGTCGAAAGCCAGCGCTTCCAGTCGGTTGCCTTACCTCCCGTCGGTGGGTTTTGCAGTCGATCGTAGATGCGCGCCAGCAGCGCGGCGTCTGTTTCCGCGTCGGTGCCGCCAGTCAGAGCCGAGGTCAGTACGACGGTCGATTGCGCCCCGGGCGGCGGCACCTGGAAGGTAAGCACCGATCCGACCGGCAGGTTGGCGGCCGTCCCCGTCGTGATGGAGCGAAACACGCCCGGAGATGAAGTGGTCAGAAGCGGGATGGTGACTGAGCCGTCGAGCTCTATTTGCACCGCGCCGGTGGAGTCAACCAGAACAAGGCCGCTCGTGTAAATAGTGCCAGGCGGGGCAAACAAGATGCCGGCGCCACCGCTGGAGATAGTCGGAACGAGCGAACCAAAGCCGCCGGCCCCATTGGGCAGCCCAAAAAGCTGCGCGGCCTGCTCCAGGGCGGCGCGCGTAGACTGCCGGCCCGGGGTGTATGCGGACCCACACGGCGGCCAGTCCTGATCCACCTGGAGCAGCGCGTTCTGGGCCTCCAGCAGAGTCATCGCCCAGACGTTGGCGAGCTGGCCGAAATAGCCGGTGCTCGAAAAGTCCTTGGGCGGCTGCGCGCTGGCGAACTGCGCACGGAAAAACGCCAGGATCAGCGCCTGGAGCGCCGGAATATCGTACGTGGCTAATGGCATTTAGGTGATTGGCAACGAAGGTCGGATGACCTGCTGGCCGCCGTCCGGGGTCTGGTAGTCCACTTCGCAATCCATCCGATCGAACGAGCGTGTCGCGAACACCTGGACGCCGAAGATCCGGGACTGCGACACGAGCGGCTGCAGCCCGTCTTCTGCATAGCTTACAAACTGTGCCGGCGTAGCCTTTGGATCTTGGCGCAGAGTCGGCACCAAACTGCCGAACGTACCAGTCGAGTCAGCCCAATAGGCATTACGCAAGCAAAACACCGAGACCCACACGGCATGCTCTCGGGTGTTGTCAAAGCGCGGGTTTCCCTTGTTCGTGCCGGAGGTGTCCCAGATGCGCCGCAACCGGCCGCTGCGCGGACTCACTGCAACCGCGATATCACTTCCTTGCGAGGTGAGGGCCATTAGGCTTTAACCTTTGGGTTACCATCGATGCAGTTCCCGGCATAGTAGGGAGGCCCTGGATAAGGAATGCCAAGCATGGTCCCGACAGCCGTAATCCACGTAACCAAATCGCTCGACATCAGCACTCGGTCACTGCTTCGAATCACGTTCTGTGTTCCGCCATTGAATGAAATTACCCCGGCTGCCTTCATCTCGATCGTGGCACCGCTGGCGTTATTCACATTCAATGTGCCGTCTGCCTTGAGCTCGATCAGTGAGTCCTTGCCGGAGATCTGCACCCCGCCGTCCGTGCGGAGTTTTATCGTCGTGCCGGACACCTCGTTGTAGAGAACGAAGCTCCACTTGTCGTCCTCATAGTCGGGCGTGTATTTGTCATGACGGGCTCCGACGGAGCAGATCTGGCTTCCGCCCTCTGGAGCTACGCAGAGCGCGCGGGCGCCATCGGGAACGCGGTAATCGACGCCCCAGGGGGCATACCGGCCGAACTGCTCCTGGCCCTTCTGTTGACCGACCGGCGCCGGCAGGCTCTTAGCGGCATCGTTTTGCCCGTCTTTGCTGGCCCGCGCCGTGATGACCATGCGGACCAATCCCCAAAGGCCCTTCATCCTGGCACCTGTACCTCAATAAACACGCCGTCCCCCTGGTCTTTGACCATGTTCAGGACGAGCAGTTCGTTGCTCAAAAGACCCGGACGCCGCAGTTCGACGTAGGTTGTATTCCCGCCGCGCGAGTCTCCGTCATGGCGGACGCTGGCGGCATAGAGTGTGCCCTTGACCCCAAGCACTGAGTCATTCACCGACGCCAGCAGATCCGAGGTTAGCCATTTTCCGTTCTGACTGTGCCCGACGAGTTTTGCCCGGTAGATAAGCGCGTCGAACTCGCGTCGCTGTCCCTCCCAGACCGCCCGGCGCGCCCCCTGCTCGGGGGTCATGGGCTCAGGGTCGCTAATCACAAGCGCCCGAGGGAAAGGCGGCCCTAGGGTCTTGGGCGCGAGCTGCGCGGTTGTCGGGCTGACAGTAAACGTGTTCGTGATGGTGTTCGTAGAAACATCAAGGTCTGCCGTGCTTCCGTCGGAGCGAGAGTACAGCGCGACATGGCGGCCGATGTTGGGTCGAAATGGACCCTCTCTTACGCCGATGTATAGTTGCTGCCAGACGACTGACACAGAATCATAAATCAGGTCGCCGTTTTCATCTATCGAGGTCGGCTCGATGACGTTGTTTGTCTTGGCGTCCGCCGTGCCGGCCGGATGATAATTCACCTGGAAGGACGTAGGCTGGTTGTAGTTCGGGTTAAAGAGCTGCAGGTATCCGTCTGCGCTCACACCGACAAAAAGCCCATCGCGGCGCGCGTACTCCTGCATTACCTGAATGTAGGTTTGCCCCGGCTCGACCTGGATGACCTGATAAGGAGTCACTCGGCTTGGGTTCAGTCGAATTTGCTCGCCCTGGCGCCCCTGCTTTAGCTTCCGGTTTAGGTCGTTACTGTCGCGGACGCCCTTGAATCCCCATTTAGGGTTGTCGTCGATGACCTTCTGTGTAATGTCCTTCAGTGTCGCCTGGTCGAGCCGAAAGAATGGCGGCGCCGATGTCTGCAGGTGCCATCCGATGTCCGCCCCGCGAAGGCCGATCAGGTTGCCGCCGTGGTTGCTCGCGGACTTGCTACGCGCCCGGATCACTCCGGTCTGGCGCAGGCACGGGTTTCCTCCGTCGATGTTCGGGTTCTTCAGGTAGAACTTATACCCGGCGTAGAGCGGCACTTTCTTCCAGAGCGTGTTTAGTGGGTCAGGCACCATTGCGTTCATGGTGTCTCCGACCTGCAAAACGTCGTCGCTCACTGAGAACTGAACGATGTTCCGCAGCGGCTCACTCAGGCCATCTATTTCGAGAATGGCCGTCGTGCCGCGGTCTGCCTTTGTGGGGTCCGAGGTGGCCACTATGCCCCGTTGCTCGGCTCGATGGTCGTACCCACGACCAGCATGGAACGGCCAGGGCGCAAGCCGAACGAGCCGACATGATTGTTGGCGGTGAGCTCGGGGACCTTGCCGATCGCGTCCTTGCCGCCGTACTGCTGAGCAGCGAATACAACGATCGGCTGCAGGCCCTGCACCGTTACGACCTTGACCTGCGGCGCCTGCATGCGCGCCAGGTCGTCGAGTTCGAGCGCCTGCGAATAAAGCGTGCGCAGGGCGGCGAACGAGGGGAATAGCGCAGCGTCCGGATTGCCTGTCTGCCGCAGCGCGGTGGTCACCATTTCGCAGCTGAGAAACACGCTCTGGCGCTGCGCCTCCAGCGTGAAATCAACTACCCCCAGCGTCGCGGCCTGGACTACGCTATTGGCGAAGATCTGCGAGAAGTTCACCAGTCCGGCCAGGGTCGTGGTTACGCTCAAGACCGCGACGTTGATCGTCGTGGGGAATGCGGCGATATCGGTGACGACCGACTTGACCTGGCCAATAATCTGAGCCGTGGTCTGAATCGTCTGATTGAACTGCGCGGCCTTACTGGTAACCGATGCGACCTGATTGATCAGGCCCGTCGTGTCGGTGCCGTCCTGCTTGAACGAGATCCGAAAATTGACGGTATCTCGCTCGGTGACGTAGTTGACGCTGTACTCGTCGATGCCGAGGCAGTGCGCGCGGACGCGGCCAAGCTCGGGATGCGTCAACAGGCCCTTTGGTTGTGTCTGAATGGCCGCGCGCAGAGACCGCAGCCGCTCGCCGTAGTTATCGCCCGTGTAGAAGCAGTTGAAGCTATACGGCTCGATGCCGGCGCCGAGCCCCTCGATGTCGCCGCCATCTCGAGCGATGTACTCAAACGCCGCGGTGCGCATCGGAAACGACCCCTGGTGCCCGGCGAGCTCGGCATCAGACAGATCGTATGCGCTGCCGTTGTCGGGTTTGAATCCAAAGGGAAACGAGGGCATTAGTTGCGGCTTCCGCTGTCCTTATCTGCTTCGGTCGTGGCGGACGTTGAGCCCTGCACCTGGACTTTGACGGTCGAGGCATCCAGGGCGATTTTCAAAGCGGCGGCGATTTGTTCCGTGGTCAATGCGGCCGCGTTTACTCCCTGCGCAGCAAGCGCAGACTCGGCGCGGCGAAGATCGTCGGCCTTGGCAGGAGTTCGCACCCCGGCCGCGGCTCGGTCATGGATCAGTTCAGCCAGAGCGCGATCACTGTGCGGCTCGGTCGAAACATCGGATGAGTCAAGCACGCTGGCAGCTATGCCAACAGGGCCGGCGGCGACGCTCAGCGCGCTTCCAGCAGCCCCTGCAAGCCCGCGCCTTGCCGCGGCCCCGACCAATTTCGGGGCCGCGGCTTTGATTGCGGCCTTAATTCCGACAGCTACGCCAGCCGCGATGAACGGATACTCGCCAACTGCCTGCGCGACCTTGGCCTTAAGGTTGAGCAGCGGAGCGGCCGCGCCGGTCTTTCCAATGAATGCCTCGACGTTGCCGGCGTCGATTTTCCCGATGTCGCTTCCCAGGTAGGCTTCATTGGCGGCCCTGCTCGCTGCTCCGCCCTTCAGGCCGGCAAGACCTGCCACATCCTTGAATCTACCCTCTTTCAAGGCCCAGAATAGGCTCGTGCCGCCTTCAACGCCGTTGCTCTGGCGGTAGGCGCGAAGCATTTGCTCATCCGTCATGCCGCGCCTTTTCATCGCGGCGAACAGGTCGCGCTCGACCTGAACAGGGTTTTTGTAGTGGCCCTGCTTGTCGAATGGGTCATAGCCGAGCGTTCGCTGGATATCGAGCCCAGATCCCGCCAGGAAGTTCATCTCGGCGCCGGCCACTCGCTGGGCGTGCTGCGCGGTCATGCCCTTGGTCAGTAGCCCGAAAAACGCCTCTGTCTGGTCGCGGGCGCTGCCGACCTTGCTGACGGTCGAATCAATGGCCGTCCCCAGGCTTACGTAAAGGTCCCGCAGTGCCCGTGGGCCGCCGACCGTGCCGAGCTTCTGCGACTGCGCAAACAGTTTGTCTACCGCGGCCGTCGTATCGCTCGCGACGCCCTTGACGTTTTTCAGGTACGACGCGAATGGCACTTGCTCCTGGTCGGTCTCGTTGAACGCGACCGCGGCATTGTGCATGCCCTGGTAGGCGTCGATCGCGCCCTTGGCATCGTAGGTCAGTCTGCCTAGCGACTTGGCGAAGGCGTCAATCTGCTGGGGCATCACGCCATTGGCGCGCCCGAGCGCGTTATACTTTGCCGTGAGGTCTGAAACGCTTTGGCCGGTCGCGACGGCCATCCTCGTGACCGTGCGGGTGTACTCCTCCAGGGTTTTGGTGAGGACTGCCGGATTTAACGACCCCACATCGACAACAGCATCCACGACAGAGACGCCGAATGACGACACTGCCGCCCCGGCTGCCTTGAAAGCATCGGCGATGTCGCGGCCTGCCTTAACGCCGGCCCCAGCGGCTTTTTCGAACTCGCGCTTAGTCTGGTCGCCGCCCTCTGCGCCGATCTTGACCTTGGCTTCTTTGTTGATGCTCATGCGCGCCTTGCGAGCTCGTCAGCGACTTCGCGGCAGACGTTGAAGCGGACCAAATCCGCTGGATTCACCTCCCACAGCTCAAGGCCGAGCCTGAGCCTGAACCAATCCCGGGCCGAATATTCACCCAAGATGAGAACCCAACGGGGGTCCGCTCTTATTTTCCCCGCGCCTCCTGCTTGAGTGCATCGCGGTCCGACTTGCTGATTTGCTTCGGGTAGTGATTCTCTGACCAGACCGCATAGGCTTCATGGAGTCGCTCAAGCTCGCGCCGCGGGACAGACGCCTGGAGCTCAGCCGCGGTTGCGAATCGCTCAAGCGGGCTGTCGTGGTCGCGCAGCGCCGTCTCTAGAAAGTAGGCGCGCTCTAGCGCATCAGGGAGGCCCGCCGGGACGAGTTTGTCGGTCTGCTGACCCTGCAGGGCCTTCAGTGCGTCCGCCTCGGCTTGCTGCTGCTCGCGCTCGGTCACGAGGTCAAAGATCGCATAGGCCCGCACCGGGGTCTTTGTGCCGTCGGGTGAGCGGTGAATCACCGTAAACTCGACCCGCTCTTTGGGTGCGCTTGCCTTGGGTGCGCTGGTAAGAAAATCGCCTAACTTCATTGCCGTTCCCCTGCTCCCCGCATCGTGGAAAGGTGGGCATCCGCCAGGGCCGGGGAAGGAAAACCCCAGCGGAGCCCATAGACGACTAAGTGTCCAGGATCTGCTCGATGGTGCCGGAGAACTCCGCCCCGGCGTCGCCCTGGAGCGGCGTGTTCATGTAAGAGTCATGGGCCAGCACGCAGCCGATACAGGTCTTGCGCGCGCCGACCGAGTTCCTGAACGCCATGGTGAACTTCTCTTTTGGGTTCGGCAGCGCGGCAATGAACGCTTGTGCGTTGAGCTCGGTCATGCGCGGCGTCGCGAGGATCGGCATCTTGAAACTGAACGTTCCCGATGCGATGCCGCGCGCCGTTCCGGTGACGCCCAGCGCACTGCCCTTGATCGTAGTCTGGCGCGAGCGCGTGATCGTGAAGTTCTCCAGCGTCACCTGAGTCAAGAAGTTAATCTCGACTGGCAGCTGGCCCTCGATATCGAACGGCTGAATGGCCATGGGTTAAACCAGCGCCTGCTTGTAGTTGAAGATGTGCAGCGGGACCACAGGGTCGAACGGGATGAAGTAGTTGATCACCGTCGGGTCTCCGGGCTCTGCCGAGAACTGCACGAGGTCTTTGTTGGCCTCGACGTTCTGGATCACATCGCGGTTGCTGAGCTCGCGCAGCGCGTTGATGATGCACTGCGTAACCTGATCCGCAGTGACGACGTACGGCGTGTGGACCTCGCCGTCGGCCCGGAAGTTCTTCCCACCATCGTCAGTAAACAGCAGCTGATCTACCGCCGCGTTGATGTAGGCTCGCTGATACAGAGCCGACCGGATGCAGGACAGCTCGCAGGTCCGCACGTCAGATGCAGTTGCCCTGATGATCGTGGTCTTGGCGCTGTCGACGTGGTTCTGGTTGTCAGAGAACACGACGATCGGCGAGATGCCGAGCGACAGCATGTCGGCGTTCCGGGTGTCCGGGTCCGGCCGGCTGCCCACCGCGGGGATCAGCAGCGGCGCTTGGCCTAGCGTACGCACCAGGACACGGTCCATGTTCAGCGCCACATAATCGAGCGAGGCCATGTAGCCAGCCAGCCGGACCGCCAGGTTAGACTGCGACTCCGGGGCGTCGGGCTGATTCCATGCCACGTTCCAATATTGCGGAGCGGCGGTCATGTTGGGCGACGTGCCAGAGATCACCGATCCCCAGGCGGAGCCACTTTGCGCGGAGTTCACGCACAGGATCTGCGACTTCTGAAACTTACCGTTGTTGTAGGTCGTGATATGGCCGACGAGCGCGCCGAGTGGACTTGAGTGAACCAGCCGGGTGGCCCAGAAGGTCACGGACGGCTGCCCGGCCATGATGTTCAGCGCAGTCGTCAGATCCGGGTCACCGCTGCCGGCCGTGCCAAAGACGCCGGCCACGGTCTGTCCGGTAGCTCCGGTAAGTGAGGTTGTTGCGAACCTGTAGTCCCGAAGGTGCGCCAGGTAGAGCGTCACCGCGCCGACAAGGCTCGCCGCAGTCACGGCGTAGCCGCCGGCATTGACCGAAGCTGCGACCGTGGTTGCGGACAGCGTGGGCGTAGACGGGTTCGCAATCGCCGTGCTTACGGTCTGCGCGCCGACGTTGATCAGGCTCGTGCCGGTCGCCGAGGTCGTCCCGGTGAACGTCAGCGTCCCCGGAGACAGCCGCAGGCCGACATCGGTGTCCCCGTAGTCGATGCGAACCACGCCATCGAGGCCGGTCTTTCCAGTGTGCCGGCAAGTCAAGGTGAAGTTGCCTGACCCCGTGTCAGCAGCCGACCAGCGCAGTTGTAAGTCGTCTGCGATGGCCGCGACGGCAGTCGCCGCCACGGTCGCTAGCGTGTCGCCCAGAACGATCGCTATCGCATGGACGTGGCCGTCAATGTACAGCAGCCACTGCCCCGAGGCGGTCGCCGCAGTGTTGCTGCCCGGCGCGGCGCCGCTCGTAGGGGCGCTGACGACGGACATCGTAAGAATCTGCGCGACCCCGCCGGTCGGCGCCGGAATCGGCAGCAGCTGCACCTTGACCGTTCCGCGCACCCCGGGGGTATCAAAGGCAGCGCGGGCATCCTCGGCGAGGTCCGAGTTCATCCCCACTTGAGCGTTGATGTCGGCATCGCCCGTAACCTCTACCGGGACGTTGTAGGCCGCGATTCCGCCCGACGCCTTGTATCCAACTAGCAGAATGCCCTTGGTGGTATTGCCAAGGCTTTTAGAGCCCGAGCTAAGCGAGATCTGGCCATAGACGCCGGGGATCACCGTAGACCGGCTGATGTCTGAATTGATGGTCACTCTCGGATCTCCTTGCTCGATTCCACGCCGCCAGTCGGCATGCCGGACCACTTAACGAGCAGCAGCGCGCCCGCCCGATGGCGGCCGTGGTGCTCCTGGGTCCACCGTTCGGTGATGTCCTGGCCTTCCGGGTACATTTTCCCCTTGCGGCCAACCATGGGCACGCGGTGCCCTTCGGAGATTCGGAAGGTCACCGATTCTCCGGGTTGCGGTAGTCCGAGCATTGCTATTCCTTGGGTATTCGGTCAGGCCCGACGAGGTTGAACAAAGTCGAGCAGATGAATCGATCTCCGACGATTCCCGACGAGTCAGTCTGCGTGACGCCGATCCGCAGAGCGCCTTTGCCGCCAAGCGCCGGCGGCTCTTTTCCTGTCGGCACTGACTGAACAACGAACCCACCTGACGGCAGTAGATCGCGATAGCAGTCGCTCGACGCCGGAAAGGTTATCGTCTGCGGAATGGCTCTCACCAATACGCCCCCGATATAGGCGTAACCGCCGAAGATCTGCGAGCTGAGTCCGCCGAGCTGCGGAACATTGCATCCGTCGGCTACATAGTTCGCCAGATCAACGCTCGTGGCGTCATTCTTGGCTGATAGCTGACTTGTGACAGTAACAGCCGTAAGCGGCAAGATGTCATCGTCGGGGAGATGCAGCGTAGCGCAAACCGAGATGTCGAGCGCATTGCAAAAGACCCGATTTGCTAAGTCGTGGGCGACGATATCTTCGTCGCCAATCTCCGTACTTGCCACGCCGAGCAGGCCGAGCGAAGAACCGGCCAGCGCGCGAACCGCGGCGCCCATGACGTAGTTCAGGCCAGGGTCTATGCCTGTCTCTGCCGCTAGTCCCCCAAGGATGCCGGCGGGTCCCTTGCGAAGACTCTGGCTGATGCCCCAGACGCGATACAGGAACTTCTGCCGGTAGTAGCTTCCCGGGGTAAGAGAAAACGGCTCGCGCGTGATTCGATAGGGGACAATCACAAACGCTGGCTTTAGCGAAAATACCTCGGCGATCGACTCGTCGTCGTAATCGCCCTCCCAGATGCGCACAATCTTTGCCCAGCCCGTGCGCTGCGCGGCCCACTTGTCGAGCTGCAGCGCAGTGTTGCGGACGCAGATATTGCGACTGGTTCGCTGCTCCGCGGCGGATCCCTCTCTTAGCCATCGGCCAGCGCCGGTGCCGACATCGAACGGAGCAATGACCGTCGAACCATTATCAGGCGCGGTCTCGTACTGGTCGAAGCGATACGTTTCGCCTACGGCATCGACATAGCGGAGCGCATAATCATATATGCTCTTGCGGCGATACAGCGCGAGCGCGGCCAGGTTTGGCGTCGTCAGCGCGCCGTCCGTCTGCCGCAGCCTTTGCTGGTAGGCCAAGCACAGGATGCGGGCGATAGCGCGCTCTATGACGGTTGCCGCAGTCTCTGGCAGTAGGCTGCCTCGGTATATGTCCTGCCGGCTCATTGGTCGTCTGGGATAATCCACTCGACAAGGCGAGCGGCCAGGCTGTTTAAATCAGATGCGATAAGCTCAATAAACGTACGCGCCGGAATATTGGCGCCGTGGTTCGCTCGTCCTCCCACGTTGTGGATGGCCAGCGGTGAATCCTTAAGGATGCCAATTTCGGCCCCGACTTTGCCGACCCTCAGCTTGATCATTCGGTACATGCGGCCAAGCAGGCTATGTTTGGCGCTGGCTCTCTTGCCGCGCCGGCGTTTCTCTTCAGTCTTGCCGAACTCTCGCCGGAGTCGTTTAAACGATCCGCGAACGCTCTCATGGACCGCATCAGTCGGCGCCCCGCCATGCGTTAGGCGGTAAAATTCCTGTCCGACGAGATGGTTGTATTTTCCCGCCCGCTGCTGATTCTTCAAGTAGCGCGCGACCTGGGTTTTGTACTTTTCGCGGACGTGGCCCTTGATCGTTACCGGCCCGGTCGTGGTCTGCTGCAAGTGGACCTTGGTGCTTTCGGCCAGCGGTTTCCATTTCTCGCCGGTGCGGCTCTTTTCGTCAGCAAAGGTCTCCTTGCTGCTCTCCTGAATCTCGCGCCCGGTCTCCCGAAGAGGTTCGCGCAGGTCAGATGCGCGTTCGATGTTCAGCGCAAATATATGGTCGAACCCATCGACCGTCGCGCCGAGGCGCATCTGTCCCATCAGCGAAACCCGTTCGGCCGGGAAAAGTTGCGAACCGTAAATCGCGTTCGCTTGCAGTCATAGTTTGACTTGTCGAGCAGCTGGCTTGACTTCGGGTAGGGCTCTGGCGCCCCGATTGCCCGCTCCCGGGTCCGGATGCGCTCGAGCTCTCGATCGTTGTCCTCATGCTGCGCCTTGGTGAACTGCGGGCAGGCCTGGCCCTGACTTCCATACTGCCAGCACAGATAGACGGCCTCCTGAGCGGCCATCGTCTTCATGTACTGCGGAATTGTCCCTGAGGCGAATGCGGCCCGCACGTCGATCTGGACCTGGCACGCGGCCGCCACCTTTTCGCAGGCGTCGACCTTGGCAAGAGTAAGGCGGTCGGTGTCGTACGCGCCGTCGCCGTCATTGTCGAGGCACTGGTTTAGGTACTGCTCCCCGCCGAAGCGGCCGAAAACATCGGCATCCTCGATGAATATGAGCGCAGAAGCGGTCATTATCCGCCCTGTCGCCGAAGCCGCTCGGCGCGCGGCAGGCCTGCAAGCGGATCACCACCCGGCCGCGACTCCCGCACGGGCTCCGGAGAGGCCGGTGGCGGCGGGGGCGGGACGACATGCAGAACCGGGGCCGCAGGTGTGGCCTTATCGACCTCGACGACTTGGCGCAGGGCTTCTTCGCGCTGGCGCTGCAGGTCTTTGACCTCTTCGAGCTCCTGCCGGGCGAGCGCCACGGCAAGCTCAGCGTTCTGCTTGTCGATGCCGTCTCGAATTGCTTCGAAACGCTCTTGGCCCTTGCGGTTTTCTGCGGCCGCCTTGGATGCGAAGTCTTCGTCGGTCTGGTCTTCTCGCTTGAGGCTTCCGGGTTCCGCGAAGTGCTCACGATGAGCAGCCGCGAAGGACTCCGGCAGCTCGTAGGTTCGCCCGTAGATGTAGTTTGTCTCATCCATCAGGCTGCGAGTGCAGACGTAGTTTTTCTTGCTCTCGGACATGATCGTGCCTTCCCCTCGGCGCGTTAGTTGTTGAGCATGTTGTCGAGGAAGATCGGATTGTTGACATTGACCGAGTTCTGCAGGAGGAAACCGGCCTGGTTGTTCAGGATCTGCATCGACCATTCGCCGTAGATCTTGACCATCGTGGCGCCCTTGCCCTGCCACGGCGCCTGATAGGACCGGACCACGATGTCGCCAGCCGGCTTGAGGTCCTGGCCGCCGACGGAATAGTTGCTCATCCCGCCGCCGGTCTGGGCGTCGCCGGTGTACCAGAACGTCTGTCCGAGGCCGTAGCTGTCGACGGCTCCCTGCTCGTTCATGGCGAAGATGACATCGGGGCCGATGAAGCTGCGGTAGTCCGGGGTTGCAGACGGACTGATGTCTGTGTTCAGGTTGTAGTTCGCCGTGGTCAGGCGGATGGTCCCAGGCTTGAGGCGCAGGATGCGCTCCCAGAGTTCGATGGTCATGCTCGCGCCCTGGCCGTTCTCGCGGGCGGCGCGGCCTTTAACCTTCGGGTGATTGATGATCACGTCCCACACGCGGGCGTGCAGCCCGACGAAGTTCGGCCTCTTGGTGGTGGCGTTCTCGATGACGCCGCAGATCATCAGCCAGTCCTCGAAGGGGTCCGACTTAAGACTGGCGTAGTTGTCCCACTGGCGTGGGGCAGTCAGCGCTGCAGTGTTCGCGCCGTAGCTCGCCGCGGTGCGCAGGCGCTGCTTGATCGAGACGTACTCGAATTGAGTCGCGATCTGCACGAGGCCGAACTTGACCTGGCGCTGGTCGTAGCGAACCTCGCTGTCAGCGCTGGCCCGCTCATCGTCATAGAGCGGCACCTCGATGCCGTAGGGCGCCGTGACATAGTTGATGCTCGGGCCCATGACCAGGTTGGTCTGCGGAAAGCCGCCATGCGGGCCGATGTTCAGATCCTTAAGCTGCAGCAGGGCGGCCTTGCTCTCCTGCCGGATGCTGTCGGCCTTGAACCGAACGGGCTTCTTGGGAAGCGCGGCCTGGAAAAGGTACTGATCCTCGTCCGGGGTATAGGCCAGGACGAAGTCTTCGAGCGGCCGCGGGACGTGTAGCGTACTCTGACGAACAGACATTGGCTGTGCTCCTTGAAGGCACACGACGGCCTGCCCGGATGCGCGACAGCGCCCAGGCTGGCCGGTTCAGTAAGTGAAAAGGAGAGGTGCTTAGGCGACGCGGACCGCCAGCGACTGCTGACGGACGATGTTGGAGGCGCTCGCAGCGTTGTACTTGCCGGTCACGGAGATCGACCAGCCGACCGCATCGTTCCAAGTCTGCTGACCCTGGAGGCCGGCAGATAGCGTGGATGCGGCGCCGAGCTGCCCAAAGGACGAACTGCCCAGCGCGGTGAAGGTCGTGTCTCCCGTCAGGCCAAGCGCCAGGCGGAAGATGATCTGGTCATTGGCGACCGCCACCGTGCCGCCGCCGGCCGTGGCCGTGGTCGCGACCTTGACGCTGCCGGTGCCGTTGAAGACGACGCTGGTCGGATGGAAGTAGACCGCCACGATCAACTTGTCGCCGGCATTGACCGAGGAGACATCGCTGATCGACTCAATCAGAAGCTCCTGGATCTGCGGCAGGATGGCCTGCGGCAGCGCGATGGTCGACAGAACGGTCTCGGTCGTGGTGTTGGTCAGGTTCGACCCGGTGCCGTTGATGTCATAGACGCCGCCGCGCGACACTGCGTCGGGCGGGATGGCCTGCACAAGGATCGTCTGGGGATCGCTGCTGGCCTGGTAGGTGCCCTGGGCAATGGCACACTTGACCGTGACGCCGCTGACATGCTTCTGCAGGGTGCCAGGGTTGGCGGTGTCGGCCGGGTCATAGCCGAGCTCATCGCCGATGGTGCAGAACGCATCCGGTGCCAGGATGGCCTCGGGAAGCCAGTCCTTTTCCACGTCGATGCGGTTGTCGCTCAGGAGATCGAGCGGCGTCGTGACGTAGATGTTTCCCTGCTCGCCGGTGCCCTGCATGAAGCCCGCAAAGGCCCGCGGCAGCGCGTTCGCGTTGTTCGGCAGAACAACCGTCATGTCGTCGGCGACGCGGGTCGAGCCATCGGCCAGGGTGATGGTGCTTCCCTTGACGGCAAAGACCACGGCAAGACCGTAATCAATGTTCGCGTCGCTGGGCGTATAGTCGCGGCGGAGGGCAAATTCCCTTACCGGAGGAGTAGCCATATTCAGTTTCCTCGAAGATGAAAGAGATGGAAGGAGTTACAGCGAGTTGCGGTACAGGTCCGGCTGCTCGGCGGCAACCGCGGCCTGCGCATCGGCGAAGTTGATGCCGGCATGCGCCGCGCGGTACTCGCGCACGGCCTTGTTGAACGCAAAGCCCGCCTGGGTCTTGCTCATACCGGACAGGCCAGGCGGAGGAACGGTCGACATCCCGACCGGATTCCCGCCCGAGGTCCAGCGCGTAAAGGCGGCGGCCGGCGGCATGTACTCGCAGACCTGTCGCGCCTTGGCGATGTCGCCGCCCACGTTGTCGATGATGGTGTCAAGCTGCGCGGCCTGCTCAGGCAGAAAGCGCGCCGTCTCGCCCTCCAACATCTCCTTGCGGAACGCGGCGAGCGCGCTGGTCTTGTCCGCGGTGTCGCGGGCCGCGAGCTTGCTCATCGCTGCGGATGCGGCGGCCTCAGCCTTCACCACGCGCTCCTGCAGCGGGGCGAGGATCGGCGCGATGAGCTTGGCCATCTTCGCCATGCCGTCCTTGTCCGCATCGGGCACCATGGGCATGCCGCCCATCTGGCCAGGGGCAGCGAGCATGGGCGGGGTCGCGCTGGGCTCGCCGGCAGGCAGAGTGCCCACGCCGCCGCTCTGCGGCTCGGCGCCCATCTTGGCCATCATCTTCTGATAGGCCATGCGCATGGCCTTCCGCATGTCCGGCATGTCTTCGCTTTCGTCCATGTACTTCTCGAAAGCCATGGAGCAGGTCTCCGGCTTGTCCGGCATCATTCCGAACTTCGCCAGCTTGGCCATCATTTCCGGGGGCATCATGTCTTCGTTCATCGTGTTTCTCAGCTTTCCGAAGTTGAAGCTCGTCCCGCCCTGGAATGCGACGTTGACGAAGCTGACGTTTTGGAATCCGAAGCCGACATCGTTCTCCTGCTCGTCGACATCGTGATCATTGAACAGGGGCGACAGCTGGGAGTAATTCGGAATCACTTCCAGTCCGTACGGCGTGATCTCGCGGCAATACACCCAAACGCCGGCCGGACTCGGATCGTCGCCGGGGCTCTCCCTGGCCAGGCGCTCGCTCTCGACTGCAGGGTCTGGCGGCTGCACCTCAGTCGCGATGACCTGGAATCCGTCGACCTCGTTCCCGCGAACAGTGTCCGGACGGGCGATTTCCATGCCGCGCAGTTGCCCGACCTGATCAATCCAGGCCATCGCCCCAAAGAAGCAGGGGTTTAGCGCAGCTTGGCCATTGCTCGGAGCATTTAGGCTCTGATGTTCGCAGTCGCTGCCCATGCCCTTGCCGCGACCTGCAAACATCCGCTTGAAGTTCGCCAGGCCCTGCGCAAATGCAGCGTCATCAAACTGGAAGGTGCGCGAACTGCCATCAGGCTGGCGCTGCTGCTTGGTGCCATAGGTCGCAATCCGCGACCATTTGCCGATTCCGAAGTCTGCGCGGCGCGATACTTCCGTTCCGAACGAAGGCATGCTACGCGGTCACGAAGAATGTGAAGTCCACCACGATGTTGATGGACCCGCCAGTCTTGTTCTCGAAGCGTAGCGCTCCTCCGCTTGCGTTGACATTGAGTTTGTTAGCGGTAGTAAGGGTCGTCGAGAAATTGGTATAGGTCTGGCCGCCGGTCGTCGTCGCATAGGTACTTGCGGCGATGCCAATCGTCGCCAGGATCGCGCCAGTGGAGATGACAGCCGCTCCTGCAAGGCCGCCAGAAATCGTGAGATCCTTGGTTTCGTTATTGGCCAGCGTAAAGCAGCCAAATGCCTTTATTGCCTGACTCGTTCCACTTCCAGAGAGATTGCCGATCGACAGCAAATCAGCGCCTGGGTTTTTTACGTCCAAGTACTGAACGGCGCTAATGGATTCAGTGCCAAGATTTACCTTGGCAGATGACGGAGTTGCCGGCGCGCCCGAGATCGTCACCGTGCTGGCGTTGACGGCCGAACCCGATGCGGATGACTTTAGGGTGAACGCGGTCGTGGTCGTGCCCCAGGTGATGGCCCCGGTGGTGTCGCAGCCGTAGACCGCGTTCACGTTCGCGCTGCCGCCAGTCGCGTAGACCTCCAGGCCGGTGCCGATGCCAGTATCTACCGCCACCCACGCGCCGGACTGCACGAGGTAGACGGCGTTTTTGTTGTCGCTTTGGCCGAGCGCCGCGCAGAGCTTGCCCGGGGTAAGCGCAACGGTATCGACCGTCTGCGCTCCGCTCAGGGTCAGATTGCTGGTCGCGATTGCATCTACGGGGATGCGCGAGGCACGCGGATCAATGCGCGTAGTGGCCATTAGAGGTAGCCTCCGACGATCTTCCAGGCGGCCGCAGTCGGTGAATAGCGGAGCTTTCGGACCTGACCGGGTACGTTCATAACCAGCGTGGCGGACCCCTCGATCAACTTGCCGTTGCCGTTGATCGTCAGCGCGTTCGCCGAGCCGCCGATTTCCTGGAACTCGAAGTCCATGAAATCGTCCGGAATGGCGGGGAGCAGGAACGAGCCCACGCCGCCAGTCATGTTGAACTCGACGAGTCGCTGATCCTGACCGCTCAGGGTGTATGGAAATGCGCCGGCCGTCGCGGACGCGAGCGTAAGCGCATAGCTGTACTGATAGCCGGCCCGGAGCGCTACTTCTGCTTCCTGGCCTTCATTCGTTTCGGCGAAACTCATCGCGTTGCGTCCTTATGCGCAGCGGTCAATGCCGCGATGCGCGTTGCGTTTGCTTGGTAAATCGACCCAAGCGCAGACAGGGCGGTTGCAGCGCCCATTTGCGACATGGCACCGCGCGCTACAACACGGGGGCCTTGCGCTCCAAAGTGCTCCCTCTGAAACTCAGTCATCACGCAGAGGAACTTCGGGTCGTATGGGTCGACATCGGAGGCCAGAAACTTGCGCAGCGCTGCTTCCTTAGCCGGCGAAGGGTCCTTTGGATTCTCGACTCCACCGGCAGCCCGCAGGCTGCCCACTGCATCGGCGCCATCGCTCACAATGACGCCCTCGCCCGGAATAGCTCGGTGCGGCTGCGTAGGCTTGGCCCAGCCGTTTTCGCGGTACTCCTGCTCGACATCAATCGGCAGGCCGGCGGCGACTGCGGCGAACCGCATGCGCTGGCGCGTCTCCGGGTCCATGGCTCTGTGAATCAGCCAGTAAACCTTCGGGATGCAGCCCAGGATCTCCTGCGGCGTCTTTCCGAACGCCCGGCAGATCGCGGGCATGTTCAGCTTAAAGACCGCGCGTATCCACTTGCGGATGGTGTTCGCCAGCGCCCGCTCGTCCAGCGCCACGATGTCGGCCTTGACCGCCTCGTGCGTCTGGCTAGTGTTGTAGCCGCCGACGCCGCCGAGTTCCGTGGTGAGCGTCTCGCCCTGAACGGCCTTACTCTGCTCCGTGTTGCAGAGCCCCCACAGGACCGCGTGCATCCCGCGCGCATCAAGCCCGGTAGGCGTGTCTGTGAACCCCCACTTGACCTCCTGGACCTTGACGTACGGGTTGCCGTCCCCGTAGTCCTCCATGGCTTCCTTCGTGGCGTCCTGAAGCTCTTTGTTCTGCCACTGGTCCCATGGGATTTCAGCGTACGGGTGCGGGATGCCGTAGAAGTCCAGGCACTGAGCAAAGCGCGACATGCCGTCGTGCTTGATCATGTGCGGCCAAACGGTAGCCACCAGGTGCCCGCGCATGCGGACGTACCCCGATCCAACCCCGCTATGGAAGATCATCTTGTACGGCGCGATGCCGAGGTCAGCGAACCGGTTCAGACCCTGGTTGAGCAGCGGGAGATCTGTCACCGGCTCAAACTGGATATTGCGGTTGTAAACCTCGTCGATCTGCTGCGGCCACGCGCCGGCAATGGAAATGCTCGTCCCGGCTACATGCAGTGCCTTGGAAGCGAACACCGCTTCCCCCACGCCGTAGCCGCACCGATTCGCTTTCAGGAGCTGGCAACAGGACAGGTCAAAGCCGTCCGTGTCGTCGATCATGGCCAGCGCCAGATATGCAAGGTCGCGCGCCAGCTCGCTTTCGTTGTTCGGCTGCGTCAGGACCTGGCGGCTTGCGAGCGCAGCGATTCGCGCCTGGTCCGTGGCGAGCAAGTGCGTATCCCGCCGCATGATCTGCTCGTCCAGATCCGCCTTCTGGACCATGCGGCCAATCGTCACGACCTCGGTGTAGATGCTCGCCAAGCGCGCGGGGTTGATGCCAGCGGCCGCGTAGGTCGGCGTATTGGCCGGCGTCTCCCCAGAATAGTAGGTCGTGCGGCCGTACAGCGCCTCGGGGCTTCGCAGGATGCGCTCTTGCTCCGCAGAGCGGGGGAGGTAGTTCCAGTTCCTGCCTTGGCTGCCGGTGCCTGGAACGGCTGGGTAATGCGTAAACGCAGCTCGTCTGTCTGTCTGGCGCTTGGCGGACTTGTGGCGACGGCCGGACATTGCTTACTTGACGGGGATGAGCTCGATCAGGGAGCGCTGGATCTTCTCAGCGGTGGCACCCTCGGGGACACATGCACTGACCGTGACGTGGCCAGCCAGGAAATCGGTCTCTATCCGCGTCACCGTCGCAGTGGCCGCCAGGGGATAATCGTGAACCCCATTCGCTCGGGATCCGGCGTCCTGGATAATAGTAGCCACCTGGATCAAGCGGTCTATGACCGTTTGCCCGTCAATAGGAGCGAAATGAACCTCGACATCAATCGTGGTCCCGAGTGCGTCGCCATAGCTTCTGAGTCGAATCGCTTTCATCTTCCCCTTACCTTGCTCTCATCCGCACGGCATCGGACATGCTCTTAAACAGGTCCTTGCCGCCTGACATCGTTCGCTTGGTTCCCTTGTCGGGATATAGCCACCAGCAGACATAGCCGGCAGCGTCTGTGATGTGCGCATGCTCGCCGCCGGGGCGGGACTGGCCAAATTTGCCAGCCTTCAGCTCGCACTTCTTGAGGCCTTCTACAAGGTTCGGGGTCCCGCGGGGGTCGACCATGTAGAAGCACTTGCCAAGCATCCAGTTCGTGAGTTTGCAACGGTCATCGAACCTTGGATTCAGCGGCCTGTGCTCGGCGTCCTTCTGCTTGACCGGGCCGACGATGTTGTAGCCGGCGTATCGGAATATCGGGAAGCTGCGGCGGTTCGGGATGTGCTTGCCGTCCTGCCAGCGGCCAGAGCCATCTCCGACGATCAGCGAGTTATCCGGCGTGTAGCCGTTCTCGCGCAGCTCATCGATCAAGTCTTCCTCGGTGCCGACGCGGATCAGTTCATCGACCGCCCACGCAACCGGCTCTGCGATGGTGCCGAAGATCTTATGAACCACGGCCACCATCGGGACTTCCTGGAAGTCGCAGCCGATGACGTACTCATACCCCTGACGCCGGAATGTGCGGCCGGCAGTAAACTGCGCCGTGATGTCGCGGACGATGCTTTCGCGGTCGGAGTCTGGGCGTGGCTTGGCGTTTCGGTGCTTGTCCCACTCCCAATAGGCCACATCAGTGACCGGCATGGGCAGGCCGTCCAGATCCGTCGCCGCCAGCCTCGGGTCGAGGTCGCGAACGATCGTTTCGACCATTCCGGCCGTCGGAGCATCGAGAGTCGCATTGCCCTTGCTGTCGACCTTGACCAGCCGGACCGGGTAGCTCTTGCCCGCCTTCAATGCATCGGTGCGCTTCTCGTCGAGCTCGTAAATCCACTGGCCTCGGCGGTCGGTCGGCCAGTTCCCGGTAAGCACCGAGAAGCCGCCCTTGTCCTTGATGCGCGCCAGGCCGTTGAGGTAAGCGCGCTTGCCGAGCTTCTGGATTTCGTTTAGCAGCAGCCAGTCGACGCGGCCGCGCTTTAGGTTGTCGGGGTCGTCGGCGGAAACGTTCGTGATCGTCGAGCCATTCACGAATGTGTAACGCTTTTTTTCCTCAACATACCGATACCACTGCGGCGAAGCGACCGCCTTCAGCTCGCGATCGAGCTCATCCCGCTCTTCGAAGGACTTGCTGACCATCCACCCGATGGAGTCAGGTATGCGGAAGCGCGGAGCCTCGACCGCCAGCATGGTTAGCGCGTCGGCCGCCATGTGCGTCTTGCCGGCGCCGCGGTCCCCCATCATCTGCAGGGTGATGAAGTCTCGCTCGCGCCCGGCCTGTCGCTCCTGCATCCACCAAGCCAGCCAGCGCGCGGCGTCAACCTGCGACTCCTGCAGCTGAATCACTCGGCCGTTTTCCGGCTCGCGCTCGGTGTAGCGCTCCTCCTCGCAATCCCACTGGCCGCCGCCGACATACAGCGTGTCGCCGCCAGGCAGCTCCCACACCAAGCACAGGTCTATGTAGCGCTGGTACTCGCGCTCGAGGTCCTCAGCCAGAAGGGCGCGTAACTGCTTGCGCCTTCTTTCCACGGACATCGTCTAAGCCTTGCTTCTTGCCCTTCAGGTCATCCCGGCGCAGGGCATCGTCGATTTTTTGCTGCTCGCTGGCCTTGTCTCGAATGACACCGATGCAGCCAATGCCGCTGAACAGGGCCCGCATCCACTCGCGCTTGTTCGGATAGATCTCCGGGTGCAGCGCCATGAAGTGGACGCCGCGGCCAGCAACCCGAGCGCCCCAGCGGATCAGCTGCGCGGTGTCATCGGGCGGCGGCGCGAGGTCATCGAACGGGTTATCAAACGGCGCGTCTTCATCTTCTGGCAGGTCGGCTGCGTCTCTGAGCTGTGCGCGCTTGCGCTGGGCACTGCCAGGTAGGCGCTTGCCGTGCTCGTCCCTGGATGGCATCTGGGTGCCTTACCGGGTGCCCTTTACGGGGTTCGAGTCCACCAAGAGAGACAGGTTTTGCCCC